TTGCCGCCGCCGCCGTACGCCGGGTCGATCGACTCCTCCAAGTCGATCAGCGCATCGAAGCTGATACCGCCGGTGGTGGCGAACGACCCGGTGCCGGTCGCGCCGACGGGAGCGCCGGTCGCGATGCCGTCGGGCTGGTTGGTGCCGGTGCCGGTGGTGAGGTGCACGTTCCAGATCCGGCCGAGGCGCTGCCCGAGTTTGCGGGCCAGCCAGCGCGCGAAGTCCTCGCGGTCCTGCATCAGCTGGTACGAGGCGCGGACGAGCTTCGACGTGTACATGAACGCGCCGATGTCGTTGGTGCCGAGCGTGACGTCCTGCTCCGTCATCGCCGTGTTCTCGGCGAGGATCGCGCCCATGTTCGCGGTGTCGTCGTTCGTCGGCCACGGCAGCGTTGCGCCGCTGTCGGTGGTGATCACCTCGGCCTCGTCGAGCATCGGCCCGTACCACTTCATCGTCTCGACGATGATGTCGCGGAACTCCGGCGGCACCAGGTAGCCGCCGGCCGCCCCGGATCCGACACCGGCCGCGTTGGAGATCTTCGAGAAGTGCCCCCGCATGAGGGTGAGGTCCTCGCGGTCGAGCGCGTCCTTGCCGCCAGCGATGTAGTTGCCGAACGCCTTGGCGTACTTCTGGTCGCTCGCGCTGAGCCCGTCCTCGTCGCCGTCCGGTGGGACGACGCCGGAGCGGTCGAGGCGAGCGTTCGACGCGGCCTTCAGGTCGAACTTCTCCTGGCGGTCGATGTCGCGGTCGAGCTTGTCGTACTCGGCCTCGAGGCGGTCGTACTTCTTGTCGTCGTCGGCGGTGCGGTTATTCAGGTCCATGATCTCGGTCATCTGCGACCAGACGTTGGCGCGCTGCTCGCGGAGATCCTGAGCTGTGGGCATGCGCTTTTCCTTCCGTGAGCATGCGAAACCACCGGCACGGCCGGCCGGTGGGAGATGGCAGGGGGTCAGGCGTTCGCCGCGGCGCGGCGGTGGTGCCGGGCGGCGCGGAGCTGGGTGAATCGCTCCCGCCGGTCGTCCGGCGGGGAAGCGGTGGCCTTCGCCGGGCCGGTGCGGGGCATGGCCGGCTTCGGTGCGGCAGCTCGGCTGCTGTGCTTGAAGACGGACAGGTCGAACGCGTTCTCGATGATCTCGCCCGGGTCGCCCAGCTCAGTGCTGCCTTCGACCTCGTCGGCCAGGCCGGCGGCGACGGCCTCCTCCGCCGAGTACCACGTCTCGGCGAGCATGAAGGCTCGCCAGTGTTCCGCGGTCGCACCGGCCTTGCCCGCGTACACGCTCGCGATGTTGTTCGAGATCGTGTCGAGGCGGTCACCCATGGCGTGCATATCCGCGGCCGGGCCCATGGCGATGCCCCACGCGTCGTGGATCATCAGCTCGGTGTTCGGCGCCATGACGGTCTTGTCGACGCCGACGGCGATGAAGCTGGCCGCGGATGCGGCGAGGCCGTCGACGACCGCGGTCACGGTGGCCTTGTGCCGGCGCAGGGCGTTGAGGATCGCAATGCCCTCGTACACCTCGCCACCGGGCGAGTTGATGTGCAGGTTGATGTGCTCGACGTCGCCGAGCTCGGCCAGGGCCTCGTTGAACTCGCTCGCCGAGATGCCCCAGTAGCCGCCCCACGAGTCGATGACGTCGTCGAGGTGGATGGTGCCCACGCCCGGGGTGTCCGCCGGCTGCTCGGCCCGCACCGGGCGCTTGACGTCGGCGGTGGGAGCGATCGAGCCCCGGAAACGGTACTGGTGCTCAGTCCTGCGTGGCATCGGCATTCTCCGTTCGGTACGTTGCGAGCGCCGTGACCTGCGTGATGAAGGCGATGCCGCCCAGGCCGGGCAGCCGCTTCAACAGGCGGGCGCGCAGCTCGTCGGCCGCCGCGGCGCTGATGTCGTCGCGCAAGCCGACGACGAGGACGTCACCAGGCCGGACCACCAGGCCCGCGCTGACGGCGGTCACACCTGCCGGATCACTCGTCTGCGGCATCGGACCCGTCCTCCTCGTCGCTTGAATCGGTGTCGCCGGGCGGCGGCCCGGCCGGTGCGGGCGCCGGGTCTGCCTGGCCCAGGACGCCCATGTTCAGCGGCCGGTACCGCACGTCGCCGCCGTCGACCGGCGGCAGCTCCTTGAACGCGCGGATCTCGTTGGTCGACAACGCACCGATGTTCCACATCGCCGTGTTGTAGGCCGCCTCCGCTGCGCTGTCGCCGCGTAGCAGGCCCTGCACCGAATACCGGGCGTACACCGAGCCGGGGCGCAGCATCTTCGTCAGGCGCTGCTCCACCCGGATCAGCCACGGCTGCAGCGTGTACGTGACGAAACCGATGCCCTGCTGCTCGATGCCGGTGCCCCAGCTGGTCGACTTCTCGGTCTGCATCAGCATGTGCGGCGGGATGCCGTACCAGCGGGCGACCTCGGTGACCTGGAACTGCCGGGACTCGAGGAACTGCGCGTCGCCGGGCGGCACGGACATCTGCTGAAACTTCGCACCGGAGTCCAGCACGGCGACGTCGTGCGCGTTGCCCAGGCCGGAGACCTTGGCTTTCCACTGCGCCTTCAGCGCGTCGGCCTGCGTCTTGTCGAGGCGCTGCTCGGTCTGCAGGATGCCCGACATCAGCGACCCGGACCGGAAGAACCGGGCGCCGAAGTCCTCGGCGGCCAGAGCCAGGCCCAGGCCCTCGCGGGCGAGCCGGATCGGGGAGACGCCACACACGCCGTCGTAGCCGAAGCCGGGGATGTGCAGGATCTCCCGGTCGGTCCAGGCGTGCGCGCCGCGGTCACCCTCGTAGACCTTCGAGCCGTCGCTGGCCCGGCCGGCGCGGATCCGGCCCGGGTGGATCGGCCACAGCTCGACGATCTGGTCGAGGCGGTTGCGGACCTTGCGCAGGTACGCGTTGCCCCACAGCAGCTTGTGACCGTAGACGGTCTCCCAGAACTCGAACGGCGTCATGTCCGGGTGCGGGTCGTCGAGCAGCTGCCCGGCCTGACTTTCCGGGCCGACCCGGGTACGGGTGTCGCCGTCCTTCTTGAAAGCGTGCAGCGGTAGGCCGGCCGACGTCCCGGCGATCAGGTTGACCGACCGGTACACCGCCGAGACGGCCAGGGCGGACTGCTCGTTGACGCCGACGCCGGCGGACGTCTGCCCGGGGCCGAGGAACTCGGCCAGCGTCGTCGACGTGAGCGGCACCGCCGGGTTCTCGATGCTGTTGCGGTACTCCTGCACGGTGGCCCGCGCGGCGCGGAACAGCGTCACCAGGCCACCTCCTCAGTGGGGCAGAGCGCGTGCTATGCCACGCGGCGCAGCTCGCCGGTGGGCTGGTCGGTCGGGCCGGTGTGCGTGGCGTACGCCCGCCTGGCGGCCGCCACCGCCGCGGCGATGGCACCTGCTGTGCGCCCGGAGTGGCCGGCGCGGCGGGCGGCGCGCACGTTGGCCAGCACCACCAGGTAGGCGCCGGCGCCGAGCAGCGCCAGCGGCGGCCAGACGAAGTACAGGAAGGCGATCATCAGGGCGTACCCGGCCGCCTCGATCAGGTTGTCCAGCACGGCGGTCTGCCTCTCACCACAGGTTGGGTGCGCTGTCCTCGGCGACGAGGTGCGCACGGGTCACGTACGTCCAGAAAGCCAGCGTCATTGCCTGCACCGGGGCGCTGTCGACCGGACCGCGGTAGTCCCAGGTCGTCCCGGATCCCAGCGGCCGGGTCTGCGCACCCGCGATCGCGGCGTTCAGCGGCAGGTCGCCCAGGTGCCGGAACTTGTGTTCGTCGAGCGCGTCAACGAACATCCCGTACGCCGCGGCAACGTCGGCCGCCCACGGCACCGCCACATCGCCGCGTGCAGGCTTGTCACGGTCCTCGGAGGGGGAGAAGTTGCGCTTCTCCAGCTCGGGCCACAGCGACGCGGTGGGGCCCTTGTCCTGGATGCCCCAGCCGACCGGGTTCCACTTCTCGCGCAGCTGCTCCATCCGCTCCGGCACCCAGTGCGTCCCACCGTGGTAGGCGACGATCGAGCCCTGCAGCGTGCCGTCGGCCTGAGGGCCCACCGCGGCGATCGTGGTGTGTGAGCGGTCGGCCGACACCACCACGGCGAACGCCACGTCCGTCGGCCGGCCGGCCTCCGCCGCGTCGACGAGCAGGTCCTGCCACAGCTTCGGGTCGATCACACCGCCGCCACCGGCCACCCGCCGCGGCCAGACACCGAGCCGCTCGCGAGCAAAGCCTTCCGGCGACATCGACTTGCGCTCGCGTTGCACAGACTGGATCGTCAGCCGGTTCTGACCCAGCGACGGGTTCGTCGCCCGCCAGGCGGCCTCGTCGTCCAGGTCGACAGCGTCGAGGTTCTCCAGGTCACCGGCCAGCCCCCAGTCGCGGTAGGCAAGCTCCGGGTCCTGCTGCCACGGCGCCGCGTCGGCCGGCCGCGGCGCCGTCGGATCACCGCGGTGCCGCAGCGCGAACAGCACCTCGCCGGTCACGCCGTCGAGCGGCGGCGACGAGGTGTAGATGAACTGCGGGTTCGGCCGGGCCGACACGGTCGGCAGCAGCGCCTCGTGCTGGAAGTTGGTGTACGCGAACGCCTCGTCGATGATGTTGACGTCGCCCGAGAAGCCACGGCCGGAGCCCTTCGAGCGGGCGATGAACCGCAGCCGCTGCCCGGTGTCGAGACGTTCGAGCGACTCCTCACCGTTGGTGTTGATGACCTTGACGAGGATGCCGTCGACGTCGTACAGGTTCTCGCTGACCTTCGTGCCGAGCCGGCGCAGCAGCGCCAGGACCCGGCGGAAGGCCTCCATCGCGGTCTTGTACTCGTGCGCCGACCACATGATCAGCTGTTCGCCGAGCAGGAAGAGCCCGGCCAGCGCCCGGATCTCCAGGATCGCGCCCTTGCCGTTCTGCCGCGATACCAGCTCGCAGTATTCGAAGCACGCCCACTTGCCGTCGGGCTTGACGGCCAGCATCGTCGCCATGGCGTCGGCCTGCCACGGATCCGCGGTCAGGCCGGCGGCCGCGGCCAGCTCGACGGCGAGCGGCCCGTACGTCGTCTCGTACGCCGGGTGCGTGTCAACCCGTGGGCGCACCGCGGAGTTCGGCGAGGCGGGCGGTGAGGCTGACAAGCTTCCCGCCTCCCGACGTCGGAGCCGGATCCTGACCGGCCGGAGCATCCGGCTTGCCGGTGGCCGGCGCGAGTGACTGCCGCAGCTCTGACAGCAGCCGCGCGAGAGCGGCCTGCTGCTGCCGCGCCTCGGCGAGGGTCTTGTCGACGACCAGCTCCAGCTGGT